GTGGATCCAAGGCTGCTCGATTAGCTTCAGTATCATCTTTTTTTGAAGCTGGCAATATTTGGATTCCGCGAAAAGCGGCATGGGCAGAGAGTTGGATTGATGCGCTGGTTAATTTTCCCAATCACTCATCAGATGATGAGGCAGATGCAACGTCGCAGGTTTTACAGAGATATAAATTACAACTCGGTAAATCGGATCATCTTATGCTAGATATGAGTGGTGTTGGTGGATCTCAAACTAGTCTTTGGAGATTTTAAGGGTGATAAAATGAGCGAGCTTACTAATTTAAGTTTAGGTGCTGGTGGTACTAAAAAAAATCTATTTGCTGAGTTAGGTGTTAGTGGACTAAAGCAAAGTGGTGGTATGGTTGATGAGGAGTTTTATGCCCTGTTGAGAGGGATAAACGGCGTAAAAGTTTATCGAGAGATGTCCGATAACTCCTCGACAATCGGCGCAATACGCTACGTAATAAAGGCCTTAGTGCGGCAAGTTGAGTGGCGTGTCGAAGCATCAGATCCTAGAGATAAAAAATCGTTAGAGCAAGCGGAGTTTGTTGAGGATTGCTTGGACGATATGGACACAACAACTGATGATTTTATTTCAGAGGTTTTAACTTTCCTGGAGTACGGCTGGGCTTATTTTGAAACGACTTATAAATTACGTAGAGGTAAAAATAAAGATAAACGATTAAGTAGTTTACATACGGACGGTAAGATCGGTTGGCGTAAGTTTGGATTACGAGCACAAGATACATTAGATCGTTGGGAGTTTGATGAGCAAGACTTGAGTCTGCTAGGGATGCATCAACTAGATAGTTATTCGGGAAGGTCAGCGTATATACCAATAGATAAGGCTCTTTTGTTTCGTACGGAGGTTATAAAAGATAATCCCGAAGGTCGCAGTATCTATCGTAATGCGGTTTTAGATTGGTTTTTTCTAAAGCGCATAAGTGAGATCGAGGCGGTTGGTATTGAGCTTGATATGACCGGCATGATAACGATGGAGGTACCGCTTGAGCTACTACAAAAAGGTGCTGATCCTGGTGTAGTTGCGTTGAGAACGCAGTTTGAAAAAATGTTATCTCAACTTAAAAGAGACGAACGCGAATATGCATTGATACCTCCGGAGTTAGACAGGGAGGGTAAACCAACTGGATATAAACTAAAATTATTATCGACTGGAGGTTCCCGACAAATCGATACTACGAGAGTTAAAGAGTATTATAAATCGAGCATATTACAATCTGTACTTGCACAGTTTATACAACTCGGTATATCAAGCACAGGATCCTTTGCTTTAGCGTCTTCCCAAACCGCTTTGTTTGCTGTTGCTGTCGGTAATTTTTTACAGATTATATCGACGGTGTTTAATAAACAAGCAATTGGCGCGTTGATGGAGGCTAATGGCGTGCCGGTTGAGTTACGACCGTCGTTAGTGCCTGGAGATATTGAGTCTCCTGCGTTGGCCGAGATGGGCGCTTATGTACAGGCGCTAGCATCATCAGGTATGTTACCAGACGATGAGGGTATACGTAATAAGCTATTGGATATCGCGGACCTTCCAATGCCAGTAGAGGAAAACAGCGATACTAATTCAGTAGTTAAAAATAAAAAAATTAGATTAGGCGTACCTAAGACGGGGATAAAGTAAATTGTTAGTAAAATTATATAAAGCGCAAAAGCGATCACGTCGCTTACAGGGTCGGCCTAAATGGCAGGATATTTTACCGGACACTAAAGAGCAAAGGGACGCTTATAAAATCGCTGCTAAAAACGAGGATAAGTTTTCGCGTGCTTTTTTAGCGATGACTCGTAGTTTAATTGATGACGAGACTGCTAAAAAAATTACAGACGTTTGGAATAAGGCTCCCGACATACAATCAGTGATGCAGTTAATTCCGTTGTTTAACGAGGATCCAGAAGAGAAAGTCTGGAATCGTTTTGCGACTAAAATCGAAGGTGCTTATTTTGATGTGATCGAAGAGAGTGGTAAGGACGAGACTAAAAGGATAAACGATAAATTAAAAACGAATATAAAATTTACAATGGATACACCAGAAGATCTTAGTGGTGTAGAGATAATAACAAAAGCAAGGGTACCCGTTATCCCAGTAAACCCGTTTTCTAAAAAATGGATTAAGGAAAGAGCACTAACATTATTAAAATCAAATATAACAGGTAGTCAAGTAGAGGTTATAAGAGAGATTTTGTTAGGTGCATTTAGTGAGGGATTAAGGGGTAAGGTAGTTATCGATCAATTAAAATCTAGTCTCGGACTCACCATGCGTGATTTTAAGGCCGTGAATAGGCGCTATGCGCTACATCTGGATGCTGGACTTCCGAAAAAGAAAATCAATATATTAGTTGGTAAATATAAAGATAAATTAATTAGTGGTAGAGCAAAAACAATCGCTCGTACCGAAACGATTGCAGCACAAGCGCAAGGTCGTAATGCAACATGGCAGCTCGCTAAGGATACGGGGCAATTACCAGAGACTAAACGTGTTTGGATAACAGCGCCATCATCCCCTAATCCCAATCGCCCGTGTGAGATTTGTGAAGACTTGGATGGAAGAGAGGCAGCAGTTGATGGAGCTTACGAGTCTACTTTTTTAGGACAGATACAAATGCCGCCTGCTCATCCTAATTGTCGTTGTACTGAGACTTTAATAAGGGTAAAAAAATGACTTATACCCGAGAATTTTTAGAAGAGTGTTTAACAGAGTCTAAGAAATATTTACCTAAATTTTTACATGCTGCGTTAGTGCAAGTTGCACGGGCGCGATCTGGTGGAAAAGCAAAAGCAAATCGTAGAAGAGAAAGGGAAAGAGAAGTGAAGGATAAATTACAATTTAACGGAGTAGAGAAGAACACTATTTGCTTTGTTGGATTGTCTCCGACTAAAGACGAGATAAAGAAAGGTCAGCATTTTATCGGCGAAATACAGAAAGTATTTTTAGATAATTATCTAACCCCATTATCATTGAGTTTTGACGAGGTAAGTATCGGTACTTTAATTCCAGAATATATCGACAAAAAAGAAGAGAATAAAAAGATAGAGGAATGGAGTGAGTTTGTTGACATGTCGCTTAGTGAATTACAACCCGATATCGTTGTAGCATTGGGTCACATCGCTAAAGATGCTTTGGGAGATAGAGCAGATTTCGTTTTGCCTCATCCTGATTTATTGTTGCGTAAAAAAAATTCAGGAGAGTTAGAGCGGAAGATAAAAAAAATAAAGGAAAAGCTTGACAGTATAAAAGAAGAAAAGTTATATTGGAAAGAGCAACAATCCTCTGATCCCAAAAGAGGAAATCAAAACTCTGCTGATACCATAAGCATACAAACCGAAATAAAGAAAGCTGACACGTTGAAGCGTATTGTTTATGGCGTTGTGATTGATTCGTATGATAGTAATGGAGCGCGTTTAGATGCGCACCAAGATTGGATGTCACCTGCAACTATTGAGCAGGCGGCTCATGATTTTTTGCTTAACTCTCGTAAGATAAATTTACAGCACGAGGATCCAACCAAAGCAGTAGTCGTAGAGTCTTGGGTAGAGATGTATCCAGACGGTGAGTACAAAAAAGCAATTGAAGGAAGGGCACACAAAGCGTTTGAGCGGAAATTTGGAACGGATGTTATCCACTCAGGCTCTTGGATGTTGGGAGTTAAATTAGATGAGGCAACTTGGAAGCTGTACGAGGATGGAGCGATTACCGCTTTTTCCCCGGGCGGACTAGGTATCAAAACCCCTATGGATAAAGGGGAAATGCCTAAAGTAGAGATAATAAAAATAGGGATAGTGTAATGGCAGTAACAGAGTTAACTAATTTAAAACCTTTTGAGGTTTCCGTTGTTGATCGAGGCGCGAATAAAAAGAAACGCTTTCCTATAACGAAATCTCGTTTGGAGGCAGGTATGAATTACGAGGAATTGATTAAGGCAATCATGGACACAGAAGTAAATAAAGAAAAAGACATTTTGAAATTTGCGAAGGATAAAAAGATATCTGAAGCAGGTATGAGTGGAACAAAAGCACTTGTAAGGTTGTTGTCAACTTGTGATAAGGAAATCACTGAT